GTTGTCAGCTTCCACAGGTTCCTCCTTTTCCGCTGATGTCGCAGATGTCGTGTTCGACGAACTCTACCCCGACCGATGCCACGGCTTCGGCGTAGTCACATACGGTGAGGGGTTGTCCGCCTCGGGAGGCGTCGGGATAGGCGGTAATACCCCGTAGGCGCGGAGCATAGCGAGCCAGAGTACGGGCAAGAGTGGGGACATGATCTTCATTGTTCCATTCGGTGCCCCATGCGGGCAGGTTGAGGGTGCTGCTGATCCCTTGATCCACGAAGTCCTGCACGTCGGCCTGAAACCGGATGCGCTGCTCGGGGTTCTTGGCGAGGTCGTAGGCCGACTCGATCTTCGTCGGGTCCACACCATGGTTGCGGATCAGATCGCTGGCGACGTTGTCGATGGCGTACTGCCAGTGCCAACGCCGGTTCTTGAGGTACCGCCGCTTGTAGGCGACAGCGAAGATGGGCTCGATGCCCGTCGTGGTTCCAGCCAGAGTGCCAATGGTGCCGGTCGGTGCGATGGCCCGGTTGGCGATGGGACGGCTGATGCTGAGAGCGTCTGCGGTCTGCCGGGACACCAAGTCGGAGACGTACTTGTAGCTCGTCAGGTAGTCCCGAAGCTCGTCACCGACCTCGTACCCAAGGCCCCGACGAAGGAGCCATGCGTGGACGCCCATGAGGCCGAGCCCGAGGCGACGGTTCTTCTCTCGCACCCGAGCCACTTTTTCGTAGGGTAGATCGGCCTTGAGGGTGCCACAGAGCAGGAACTTGGTTCCAAGCTCGACAGCACGCTCGAACTCGTTGAGGCTCTCGATGCGATCCATGTTGATCGAGCCGAGGTTGCAGACGTCGCTGTCGTCCTCGGACGTGACCTCGGTGCAGGCGTTGCGGAGGGTCTCGTTCCCCTTCTCGAAGAAGTTGAAGCTGAACCCCGGCTCGCCGTTCATCATGGCCTGACGGACGTTGGTCAGGAAGACCTCGTCCTGCGGGTTGCCATACCAGTCGCCCATCCTGCCGGTGACGTGGCGGAGGTCCTCACGGATCAGCCAGTCCGTCCCGTAGTTGACGCTGACGTTCGTGCCATCCATCGGGGCCGGGTAGTTGAAGTCGGCCTCCTTGAGATCGGCCACGGTCAACCCGGTGCCAGCCACGGGCATGTCCCGCCAGTTCTTCATGGCGAGGAACTTCATGACGTCCGGGTGGTTCTTGCTCAGAGAGGCGTAGAGAGCCGAGCGACGGGCACCACCTTGCATGACCCCACGACCGAGATCGTTGACGACCTGCATGAGGGCCAAGGGACCGGACGCAATGCCACCTGTGGAGCGGATCAGTTCGCCCTCGGCACGGTAGGCCGAGTAGTCGATCCCAATGCCCCCACCCGTGCCGAGGCAGAGCATGGAGTTGTGGACGATCTTGGCCCAATCCTCGCGGCTGTCTTCTTCGGCCCGGAGCAGGTAGCAGTTGTTGTAGAACTTGCGGGCCTTCCCGGCGTAGTAGAGGTAGCGACCCCCCGGCACGAACTTGAGGTCACGGATCAGGCAGAAGATCGCGTCTACCTCGTGGGAGGGCAGGAGATCGCCACAGACCTCGACCGCGAGGCGATGGGCGAGGAAGCTCCATGTGTCGCGGGTGTCTTCGGCGTACTTGTGGTAGAACATGCTCTCGCTCCACGCCGAACGGAACATGGGATTGCGATCAGAGTGGAAGGCGGTCATTGGGTCTCCTGAGGAAAAGAAAAGCCCTCCCTTGGTTCGGGACCAAAGGAGGGCGTTGGGTTGAGGGAGCGATCCTCCCTTCATATGCGTCCGCTTGGCGTCAGTCCTGCGACATGATCCGGCGGGCGATGGGGAGCAGGCTCGGGGGCTCGTACTTGACACCCTTCATCACCTTGCCGTCGAAGTTGTAGATCGGCAGGCCGTCCGAACCGAGCTTGCTCATGTTCGACGAATGGACGAGCGAGAGGGCCTCGCAGAGATCGTCCGATGTGATGAAGGACAGGGTCTTGATCTTGCGGAGCCACTGCCCGAGCAGATCCTCGATCACCAGATAGCGGAACGGAGCGAGGGATGCTTGGACCGCGTTCTGGTAGCCGCCGAGGACGTAGTGGAGGTCACAGATCTCCTTGATCAGGTCGGCCAGATGCAGGACCTCCTGCTCCCGGTCTTCGGTCGAGATCCAGTCCTGATAGGCCTCAATGACCTCGAAGAGTTCCTCGGTGACCAGACGAGCGGCGACGTCCGGGGTGTGGTTCAGCTTGAAGGCCGTGGCGAACTCGGTGGCGAGATCGCGGGCCAGATGGGCATGCCGGGTGTTCAGGTGGGATGCGAGGATCAACGCTTGGGCTCCTTGAGGTTGGGGCGCTTGGACGCCGGTCGGGGGGTGATCACCTTGTCGAGAAGATCCGCCGCGTCACGGAGGGTCTTCGAGTCCGGGTTGATGCCGAAGCGGGCGTCGAGCCCATCGGCCATCTTGTGGAGGCGCTGCACGATGTTCATTCGATTTCCTTCCGAGGCCGCAGTTGGGCCTTGAGCTTCACCGGAGCGATCCGGTTGCGCTTGACGATGTACTGGAGACGAGCCACGGCTTGGTCATGGAGGTCGTCCATGTCCGTGCCCATGAAGGCGTGCCCGGTGATCCCCGCAGCGTGCAGGACCTCGGTGTAGTGATCCATCATGTTGATCAGGCTCACCTGATACTGGCGGATCTGGTGGGCACGGGAGAGCATCAGGTCCAGACCTCCACGGTCACCGGCTTGATCGTCAGAAGATCGACGATGGGTTCCTGCGCCGCGTGCATCTTGTAGTGGTTCTCGGCCTTCAACTTCTTGAGGGCGTTGCGACGACGAGTGATTATCTGCCTCGCAGACTTCACCGTCTGGTGGACGAAGGGGCGGCACCCTGAGATACCGCCCCGTCCGAGGACCCTGCCTGTCGTGGGGCAGTAGACCGCGTAGCCCACCACGATGAGCTTCGCCTTCACTTCCGCAGAACCTCGGGACCGATGTGCAGGTAGATCTGACGGATCTGGTACCGGCGCTGCTTGTCGAAGCTGCCGCGCTCGTAGCCGTACACCCGCTTGCTGGTGTGCTTCTCGAAGGCGGCGATGGCCTTGCCCGCGTTCGACCATGTGACCCGCCCACGGGGTGAGGTCCAGATCGTGCGGTCGTGGGTGTCGTAGATGCCGTAGGCGATCATGTCGAGATTTCCTTGTCGATGATGACGATCAGTTCGTTCAGGAAGTCGCGGAACACGCCCCACTCTTCCTTCATGTCGTCGAGGTCCTGAGGATCGTCGCTATGCTGTGCATAATCGACGTCCTCGCGGACTGCCTCGGTGATCTTCTCGCGGGTCAACTTCATCGTGACGCCGGGGGCCTCGAACTCAAGGCTTCCGTCGTCCGCGATGGCCCAAGTCCAGTCGGTGTTCGGCATGGTAGTCTCCATTGGTTTGGACCAAAGCGGAAGCTCGGTCAGATGCGGCGACGGGCTCGGGCATCCAGTTCGCGCTGAGCGAAGTAGATGATCTTGCGGAGGTCGTAGTCGTCGGTGACCGAGGGCTTGCGTCCGATGCGGTAGGCAGCCTTGAACACGTTGCCGAGAGCGAAGCTCATTTCCCGGTCCTCGATCAGGTCGTTCAGAGTGGTCGCCCCATCGGGGAGATCGTAGTAGCTGGTCGCCCCACCGTCCGAGAGAGTCTCCGAGGGCGGGTTGGGGTTGTAGTCGAGGTCGGCCTCGGGGAGGCGGGACTTGAGGTCCTCCCAAGTGGGCTCATAGACGACTGGCTGACTGCCGAAGTCCACGAAGGTGTCACCCTTGCAACCCGACACGAACTCCCCGCCGATCAGGGTGAAGCCGTCCGTGTTGTCGAGCTTGAGACCTTCCTCCGTGATGTCGAGCACCCGGTAGGCCTGAGCCTTGGCACCCCATGTGACGTACTGACCGACCTCGAAGGTGTCGCCCGTCTCGTAGTCTTCGAGCAGACTCTCGAAGGCAAGGTCGTCTTCCTCCTGCTGCTCGGTGGCCTCACGGGCGTCTTCGTAGGACACCCGCTCGAAGAGTGCCAAGGAGCCGTCGTTGCACGGGACCCCATACTCGTCCAGAATGGCGAACCGGGTGTCGAACTCGGATAGCTCGTCGTAGCGGGGGTTCACCACCACATGGTAGATGTTCCCCTTGACGAAGTTGGTCTGGCCGAACTTTGACCCGTCCACGCATTTCAGGAGTTCGCCAAGCTTGGGGTCTTCCCGTTTCAGGAAGTGGTAGGCAGTGAAGGTGGTGGCGCCGCTCGGGGCGTCCTCGTGCGTGCCGTCGTCGAAGGGGTCGTAGACCGCGTTCAGGTGGGTGGTGTCCAAAGCTGGATCTCCTTGGTCTCGAAGTTGTATTCGCCATGACGCAGGATGCGAGCAAGGCGGGCCATGACGAGGGCTTCGTCTTCGGTGTGGCCGTGGTTCTGGTAGGTGGACAGAACCTTCTGCCACATGACCGAGAGTTCCTCGGGCACCGGCAAGAGCTTCTCGGCGCTCTTCGCACCGAACCGATAGATGCCCTTGTAATTGTCCACCGTGTCGCCAGTGAGAGACTGGCGCATCCAGTAGAGGTCTGCCTCGGGCTCAGAGGTCGTGATCAGGATAGGCTTGGTCCGACCATGGGAGGTCGGGATGAAGAGACGGCAAGGCACCGTCTGGAAGTCCTTGTCGGCTGACACCGCGATGGTGTTGGGATCCTCTGTGCAACGAATGCCGATGAGATCGTCAGCCTCGATCCCATCCTCGTGTACCGTGCCCCGGAGATCCAGAAGCTCGGACTTGAGGTACCCCATCCCCGGCCAGATCTTGAGATCCTTGCGGTTGGCCTTGTACTCCGGATAGAGATCCTTCCGGTAGTTGCGGCCAGCGGTGAAGACGAGGAAGTAATCCTTGATGATGAAGCGCGACTTCTTCAACTCGGAGAGCCAATTGGCGAGGATCCGGTCGAAGAAGTAGAGACCCTGCTTCCAATCGGCAACAGGGTCCCCGTCGAACTCATCATCGCAGAACGACGCCGCACGATACATGATGATGTCGGCGTCGATGTATGCGATCAGAGGCGTTGGTGTCACGCAGGGTCTCCGGTGAGGGACATCGAGAGGGGCACGAAGCCCTGACCCGACATCTGGAAGCACGACCAGCCGGTCTCGTCGGTGGTGATCATGGCCCACGTCTCGGTCTCGAAGTTCACCAGCAGGGTCAGCAGGAGGTCGGTCCCGTCGAGGCCCATGCTGATCGTCTCGATCTGGCCGAGATTGTCGTAGTGGAAGGCGAGGACTTCCTCGGTGAAGGAACACTGGCCCCCCGACTGTGCCATGGCCCCGAGCGGGGCGAGCATCAGGAGGATGGCGAGGAAGAAGTTGCGGATCTTGGTCATGGTAGTCTCCGTTGGTTTGGGAACAAGGGAAGGTTCAGTGAGTGTCAGCCCAATTGTCGCCAACGTCTGCCGACCCCACGAGGGGGCAACGGACGCCTAGGTGGACACCCGCCTTGACGATAGCCTGCCTGCCCATTTCCATGACGTCTTCCACGAACTCAGGTGGGCAGGAGACCTGAAATTCGTCGTGGACCGTAGCGCAGAAGTGAACCAGATGTGCCCAATTGCGGGAGCGAAGGTCCTGCCAGAAGATAACCTGAGCCTGCTTCATGACGATGGACCCGTTGCCCTGCAACAGGGTGTTGAGGGCGCTGTGGTCGCTCGCAGAGGGGATCTTGCGCCCATCGTGACCGGGCATCCTACGAGCCTTGAAGTGCTGGTCCTTGCACTTCTTGATGAGGGCACCAAGGCCCACAATTCCGCCCTCGATCTTTACCCGAAGAGCCTTGCCGATCTTGGCAGGGGAGCCCTTGGGGATTGGCTTGCCCGCAGCACGGGCATCCTCGATCACGATCATCCCGAGCTTCTTGTCGAAGCACCCGTAGTTGTGGGCGTAGATCATCGTCTTGGCGCTGTCGTACAGGTAGAGGCCTGCAGCCTTCTGGTTCACCTGATGGACGGCGGTGCCGAGCTTCTTGTCCCCGCTATGCACGGTCCGGGCGTAGAAGCCCTTGTCGAACGGTGCGAGGAAGTGAGCAAGCTCACGAAGCTCCAGCCCCTCGGCGTCGATGCCGATGAGCTTGTGGCCCCTGTCGGGGAGCCAGACCTCGCGCATGCGTCGGTCCTTTTTCGAGACCTGACCCATGTTGGGGCCGAAGTGGGACATGCGGTGGGTTCGGCACCCGAGGGTGTTGACCTTGCCGTAGACGTACCAGTCGCCGTTGGGCTTCTGGACCGCCGCCTGCAGCCAGCTTGTCACCTGAGAGACCATCTTGCCTACAGTCAGGTAGCGGCTGAACACCTGAGCCTCGGGGTAGGGGAGACCTTCGAGGATCGTCTCGTCGATCTTGACCTTGCCCGTGGGGGTGGTGTCGATGGGCTCCCACCCGTACTTGGTGATCAGCCGGTGGGCCACCTGTTCCCGAGAGCCGGGGTTGAAGATCTCCACGTCGTCCTTGAGCCGCTTAGGCTTGCCGGTGATCTTGTCAACTTGCTTCTCGGAGTACCGCTCGGTGACGATGGGAGGAAAGATCTCCTGCATGTCCCGCTCGATGTCCTTGAGTTCCTGCCGAAGCTCGGCCTCAAGGAGGGTGGCCTTCTCGTAGTCGAAGCGGAAGCCGTGTTGCTCCTGCGTGGCGATGATGTACGCCACGAGGCATTCCATGTCGCAGGCCTGCTGGTATTTCTCGTAGAACCGACCGAAGGAGAGGACCTTCTGAGCCTTGCTCCCCTTCCAAGCCTTCTGCAGGATCTCGATGTCTCGGATCCCATAGGTCACCATTTCGGGGGTGAACTTGGAGAAGTCGTCGAAGTCGCCCTTGGGAAGTCCGAGGGCCTCGCCCAAGTCGGCCAGAGAGTGGCGCTTGGACTGAGGGTTGATCAGGCGGGCGACAACAACGCTGTCGATCACCTGTTCGGGCTGGAGAGTGCCGGGGAAGATCTTGTTGATGGCCCAAATGTCGAAACCCATGCCGTAATGGATCACGACCTTCGGAGCCTTCTTGAGGATGGCCACGCCGTCAGCCAAGGGTGGGAACCCCGGCTGATCGGCATAGACCACGACCGGGGCATCAGCCCCCTCCGCGATCTGGATCGTCCAGATGCGGGTCATGTCTTCAAGGAACCCGTCACTCTCCACGTCTGCGAAGACGGGATCTATCATGTCAGAAGTCTTCCTCATCTTGGTCCGACAATGCGTCGAAGCCGGTGGTGTCTGCTTCCTCGTAGGGGACAATCCGCCCCGTCCGAGACTGATACATGGTCTCCAAGGTGACCCCGGTGCCCTGACCAGTCAGCCGCTCCTTGAGGATGCGGACGGTGGTCTTGTGGCGTTCCATGGGATCCTCGGCCTGCTGGTCGCGTTCCAGACCGATGATGATGTGGGACCAGTAGCCGATGGCCCGAGAGCCTCGGAAGTGCCGCACCATGACCCGGCCACCCTCTTCATGCGGGGTGCCTGTCGGGGTCGCAAGGTGACTGACGTAGTGGATGATGATCATGAGTTCGTTGGCGAGACCCGCCATTTCCTTCATGATCTGACCCGCCGAGCCGTTCTCGTCGTGCGTGTCGATCATCGCTGTAAGGTGGTCGAGGTAGAAGATGCGGATGCCCTCGGCCATGTGCATGTGCCGAATGACGGTCTTGATCACGTTCCAGTCGGTCTCGCCGAAGCTGTCGTAGAAGGACATATGCTCTTCGAGGCTGAGAAGACGCTTCCGAAGGTCCTCCTGAGTGAAGGTCTCCGGTTCACCTTCCCGAATTGGAATGTGGTAGGTCACGTTGTCGAACTTGCCCGCGACCCGCTTGGCTGTCTCGGCAGGCTTCTGCTCCAGCATCAGCACGCCAACCTTCTCCTTGAGGGTCAGGGTGTCGTAGGTGATCTGCTCGGAAATGAAGTCGGTCTTCCCACCACCTGTGGGGCCACCGATGCCGTAGGTCTCGCCCCACCGACGCCCGAAGGTCCAGTAGGTGAGCTTGGGGAGGAACCATGGGAGACCCACGGTGACCTTCTCCAAGGCCTCTTCGAGGAAGTCGCTGATGTGGACAATGCCGTCCGGGCGAACCTGCTCGGCGTTGAACACGGCCTGCATGATGGCCTTCATGTCCCCCGCTTGGAGGGCCTCGTTCATGTCCTTGTAGTTCTCGGGGAGGGCATGGACGTACATCTTGCCGGGGCTCAGGACGCCCTTGCAGTCTTCGATAGCCTTGCGCCCCTGCTTGTCGTTGTCGAACGCGAGGACGACCTTGTCGAAGCTCTCAAGGTAGGCGATGTTCGCCTCCAGAGCCTTCCGGGCCGACGTGACGCCATTGGGCAGGGAGACGGCAGGCCAGCCATCCCGAGCCTCGGCGTAGGACAGGGCGTCAATCTCACCCTCGGTGACCACCAAGAGCTTGCCACCAGCCTTGCAGCAATGGCGGCCAAAGAGGCCCTTGGACACGTCACCGATGATGGCGAAGCTCTTGTCGGATGCCCGGAGCTTCTGGCCGATCAGGGTCTTGCCATCCTCGTCGAAGAAGTTGGCGATCTGGACTTCCTGACCACGCAGGCCGGGGGCCACGCCCTTCTGATCCACGGGAACTTCCCCGGTCCAGTAGGAGTACCGCCGAACCGTCTTCTCGGTCAGGTCCCGCTCGGGGAGGGCACGGGCCTTGCCCTTGATGAATTGTGCGCTCATTGGAGATCTCCTTTGTTTCGGACCAACGGAGCCCTCCGTGTCCCACCTGTAGTTTTCGTCACAGGCGAAGCACTTCACCCATCCAGAGTCGTACCGAGCGGCGGCAGAGGCGTGTCCGCATCTTTCGCACGGGCCGTGTCCAAGGTGCGTGCTTTCTGTGGGTTCTGCTTTCGCCATGTGGGGTTTTCCTCGATTCTCCGGAGAAGTTGAGCGCATTTGGCCGTCTTCCGGGGTGACAGCAGTGGAGCCACAAAGAGGATTGCCTCGCGGGCATCGTCCATAGAGTTCGAGTTCCACTCGTAGCCGCCCATGACCCCGAGCTTCTTGTTGTTCGAGAAGTAGACCTTCCCGACGCCGGTCGTCTTATGGAACCGGCGGATCAGCACTTCGTCGGCCATCAGGATCTTGATCTGGTACCCGGCCTTGGGCACGTTTGCGGAGGCGTCGAAGATTCCCGCTGCCCACGCACGCTGTAGTGGGTGAGCTTTCTCAGTCATTGCTCGAAGGCCTCCGTGGTGATGGTGTGAATGTCGTCCTGCAAGGGGATGATGCGGACCTTCGTGTGGGGCTCTTCGCCCGGAAGGACAAACCGCTTGCAGGCTGTGAGG